ACATCACGGTTGACCCCAACGGGACGATTGTCACGACTCAAGGCGTGTTCCGCCTGACCGTGGTTTACGCCCAGAAAGTTTGAGGAGGCACATTATGGGTCAATTCAAGCCAATGGTCAAAATGATGACCACAGAACCGTCAGTTGAGTTAAAACTCAAGACTGGTGGTTCAGCTACTTTTGCTCGGATGAAAGCCGAGGGCATCCCGAAGATGGGCGATAAAAAGCCCGTCAAGAAGATGGATGGTGGTGTTATGGGTGCTTTGGCTGGCCGAAGCCCCGTGGTTCCACCTATGGGCGCACCCGGTGCAGCTCGTGCTATGGCTGCAAAGCGCATGGCTCGTCGTGCACCCGGTATGACCGGTCCTGATGCCATGGCAGCAGCTCCAATGCGTCCCGCCATGAAAAAAGGCGGCGAGATGGAGTCACCCAAGATGCACAAAGCCGAAATGAAGGCTATCAAGGGTGTCGGCAAAGAGCTGGAAATGCACGAGAGCAAACCCGCGTCTAAAGCCCACAAAGGCTTGAAGACTGGTGGTATTGCCAAAAGCACTAAACCCGGAGCGTACAAAACCGGTGGCGTAGTTGATGGTCAGGGCGGGTTCAAAAATGGCGGGATTATCAAATCCACCAACGACACTTCAAAGAAAGTGAACACTGCTCATCCCGACAACAACTCAGCACCTACAGGTGATGTTAAACTGGGTAACGGCGGCGGCTACAAAAAAGGCGGTGCTGCAAAAAAGCATTTTGCTACGGGGGGCGCAGTTAACGACTCGGGTCGCGCCGTAGCAATGCCCAAGAAGAAACCGTCAGCTCCGGTAGCAATATCGCAGCTATCCGGCACGTTCAAGCGTGGCGGAAAAGTAAAAGCTGACGAGTGTTAATGGTAGGGGCTTCGGCCCCTGCTTTTTATTTTTTGGAGAATTAGATGCGACCAATTACAGTAGGTCCGTACACACCTGCAGCGGCCTCAACAACGGCATTTAATGCCCAAGGGTTTACCAGCACTGGTGCGGCAACGGCCCCAACCACGACGACCACTTCGGATGGATTGGCTCACTATGTGACGCTGACCTCCCCCGCCCAAGCCACTTTGGCTGGCATCAATTTCACGATTGTTGGGACAGACCCCGACGGTCACGACATCAGCGAAACGATTGCTGGTCCGGCCAGTGCATCGACGGTCACCACCACCAAGTTTTTTAAAACTATAACCACGATTCAACCGTCAGCCACTATGGGCGTGTTAACGTTGGCAATCGGAATTGCGGTTACAGCCATCGCTCCAACTATCGCGTTGACCAACTCTCCTGCGGCGGCAAGCATGACTGTCGCTGTTACTGGAACGGTTAATTACACAGTGTACGAAACCTTTGCCAATGTGTATGTGCATAGCGCGAATTCTGTTTCTACCCCGATTACTGCTTTGACATCAAAGACGGCGAATACTTCCGGAACTGCCGCAGTTAGCGCCACCGGTATTATTTTGCTCGTCAATTCTGTCTCCGCTGGCGCGACATTAACCATTTGGCTTAACCAGAACAGTGCTGGAATGGCTTAATCATGCCGAGCAAGTCACCTTCCCAGCACAGGTTGATGGAGGCGGTAGCGCACAATCCAGCGTTCGCCAAGAAGGTAGGCATCCCGCAATCTGTCGGAAAGGACTATGCAAATGCTGACAAAGGTAAAAGATTTAATAAAGGTGGCCCAAGCTTGGCTATCGGGCGTGGTGAAAAGCTTCCGGCAGAAAAAGGGGCAGGATTGACTGCAAAGGGTCGGGCGCGGTATAATAGCGAAACTGGCTCCGACCTCAAACCCCCGCAGCCCCAAGGTGGTGCACGCCGCGATTCTTTTTGTGCGAGGATGGGACCAGTAGCCGAAAAGTCCGAAAAGGGCAGCCGAGCACGGGCTTCGATGCAACGATGGAATTGTCCGGGATGGTAAGATGGCATATTCAAATACGGTAGGGCAGACGGTTCTCAATGTACAAACGTTCATTGACCATGGTGCTCGCCGTTGCGGCAAATTAGCGGAGGAATTGACGTCCGAGCAGCAGCTGTCGGCACGCGAATCGCTATTTATCTTGCTCACCAATCTGTCCAATATCGGTATTAATTACTGGGCGATTGACAAGAAGGTGTTCGGCGTAACCGCCGACAACTACATTTACTCGCTACCCAAAGGTTCGATCGAGGTGCTCAACGCACTGTATCGAAAGATGAATCGCCCAAGCGGGGCTTATTATTCATCGGCTGGCGGCACTGTAGGAAATGCATTCGACGGGGATGTAGATACGGTATGCCAGCAGACATCCGCGAATGGTTATATCTCCGTCGCATTCGGCACGGATAACCCTATTTATGCGGGTTCAATCGGTGTTCTTCCTTACGTCGCCGGTGGCGGCAACGCAGTCTGGACTTTCACGTTGCAGTACAGCATTGATGGCACTAACTGGCTGACGTTGGATGATGTGGGGACGACCACTGTAACTGACAATGAATGGCTTTGGTACGACATTAACCCGGGTCAAAGCGTCGAATACTACCGTATTCTGGCGTCCGGCGGTACTACGCTGGCGCTGCGTGAATTCTTCGTGGGTAACAACAGCACCGAGATCACCATGGCGCGGTTGAACCGCGACGACTACACAAATCTACCGAACAAGAATTTCACGGCCAACCAGCCCTTCCAATTCTGGTTCAACCGCACGATCCCCCAACCCCAGTTGTGGTTGTGGCCCACCCCGAGTGACCCGCTGGTGCAGATGACCGTTTGGTATTCACGCCAAGTCATGGATGTTGGGGCGTTGACCAACGAGATCGAGATTCCGCAGCGTTGGTACGAGGCGATTTTGATGCAGCTGTCGCATCGGATGGGGCTGGAGCTGCCGAATGTACCACTGGACCGGATTCAGTACTTGGAAGCGAAAGCGAACGAGTACACGAACCTTGCCGAGCAGGAAGAGCGCGACAAGTCCCCGATTTATTTTGCGCCAGCTATTGGCGTTTACACGGCGTAGAGGGGGTTGCATGGGCATTTTCCTCGACACTCTCGGCAATTCGACGCTATCGATTGCGGTTTGTGATCGCTGCAAGATGAAGAGAGCGCATTCGGTGATGCGTTCCGACCCCAATTTTCCGGGTCTTCAAGTGTGCAACGAAGGTTGCGCGGACCAGAAAGACCCGTATCGACTGCCAGCAAGGCAGACTGAGCGTATTACGATTCGCTTTCCGCGCCCGGATGTGTCCGTGGCTGTTCAAGATAACAATCTGATTGCCACTGGATACGGCGGTTACGTGCTCTCCCCCGAGCAGAACACGCAAGATCCCGAGAACAATGGTAATTTGGATAGTATAACGTTGAGTCCCTAAATGGCTAACTTAACCATCACACAGCTTCCAGCAGCCGGTCCGATCACTGGAACCGAATCTGTACCTGTCGTACAAAACGGGCAGACGGTTCGGACAACTACCGCTGCTATTGCTGCAGCGCCAGCGCAGACTCAGACGTTTTTGACTAAAAATCAAGAACCCACATTGCCCAATTCTCGATATCTGTCGACCGGTTCTGGACTGGGTCTGACCGATGGTGGAGCGCAGTCTTACCTGCGTCTGGAATTTACGGGGGCCGCAGCGAGCCTAGAGACAGTATCTCCGGGCGTACTCGTCAAGACCGGAGCTACTACCATAGCCAACCGCACGCTCACGGCCAGCGGAGCGGGTCTCTCGGTCACTAACGGGGATGGTATCGCGGGTAATCCGACGTTCTCGCTGAGTGGTCTAGCACTCGCTTTAGCCAACGCCTCGGGTACTGGAATGCTTGCGGTGGTCGGCGGGACCACCATTGCGGGTCGCCAGATATTCGGAACGGCTAATCAAATCACCGTGGCGAATGGAAACGGGTCTGGAGACCCCACGATTGCTATGGCGAGCGATGCGGTGTTCCCCGGGGCGGGTGCTGTAACACTTCCAAATGGTTCGACGGCTCAGCAGCCGGTGGGCGCGAATGGTCAAGTGCGGTACAACACCGATACGAATACATTCGATGGGTACGCGAGCGGTTCTTGGCGGCAGTTTTCGCTGTCGGGTGGTGTCACGACGTTCAGCGGCGGGTCCACGGGACTCACTCCAAGTACTCCGACTAGCGGTGCAGTTACTCTCGGGGGCACTCTGAACGCCGCAAACGGCGGCACGGGCGCTGCGACCCTCACCGGATATGTCTACGGCAATGGTACATCCCCGATGACTGCCTCGGCGACCATTCCGACCACTGATTTGTCGGG